CTCTTCCATGCGAGGCAGCAGGTAAGGCTTTAATTGGCCTAGAGCACCAAAGGTAGTCAGGGTATCTATATAAGAACTTCCATCGTAATACTCTCCTATGCCCCTTAGTGCATTTCCTCCCTCGGGGAAACCATCAGATCCAGACCTAAGGAACATAGTCTCTACACTTGCTGTCATTGAAGGAGGATAGAGGGAGGGGGGTTCTTAAACCTAGCTTAATGAAACTTGACTCTCTCATTACTTACTCCTCCTATTTTTTTAGTTTAGGGACTTATACCTTTGTCAAACATCTTTGTGGGAGAGATCTTTCTTTTACTGCCGCCGAGGTGAGACCCACTCTTTGCGTGAAGATACTCGATTACTAACATCGGGCTATAACCATCATAATATTCTGACCAAAACCCCCAAGAAAGATAGTCTTGGCTAAAATTGGTGTCCAATAACAAACCGTAATTAGCCCACACCCCGTAATGCCACATTGAAACTGGTCTCGTTACATCTAATGCTACCCAACCTCTAAGACTTCCCCCAGCACCCATCACGGTTTTGGCCCTTCCTATCGTGGTATATGTTACTGGTTCATTAATGTAATCTGCATTTAAGATTCCTTGGTCTCCGTAGCCTGAATAAATATTGTCTGCTTGAATGTCCAAATAAACATCGTCCCAATAGGGTCCCATTGTAGTAAAACTTGTTTTTCCGTCTCCAGTCCTACTTAATTGAGCCAAAATATTATAAGTGCCGGGAGTGGGGCATTCCGCGCAAAGATAAGTTCCAGCACTGTCAGTTATACCGGACGAATGCCAAGTGCTATCCTGATGATCGAATCTATAATGCCAATTAACACTCTCAGGATCCCAATCCCGTAAAAGACGGAATCCATAAATATTGGTTCCGGTGGTTATTTGTTGCCATCCACCCACTAAACCAGCAATAGAATGAGCCATAATAATAGTGAGATCGGGGTCCCGTTCGGAATCGTGGCATGGCCGAAGGAATAATCTAGCCCTTACAATCACGGCACTACTGGGTATAGAGTCTAAATTGGCCCTCCATAGCAACCTATGCCGCGCACTCTCGTCCCCGTCCTCCCACCAATTAGTCATTAAGGCAGCACGCACATTCTGCCCGCCAATAATCCCTATTCCAAATGTGGTCAAAGTATCACTAATAGTGCCGTCGTTATTGTAGTAACCTATTCCTCTTAGTACTTGAGCATCTATAGGATAACCGTCTACTCCTGCTCTTAAAATCATTGTTTCTACGCCACTAAATAAATCTGGAGGCTCCATATAAGGAGTAGCTCTCGCGAAAAAAGGAGATAAGCATAACATTAAAACAAATAGAACTAATCTCATAGTCTTATCCCTTTCTCAAATACCAACGAAGGCTCTGGATCATCGCATGATTCGAAATGATATATCTTTAGGTGAATTCTTTTCCCGAAAACATGACAAACCGCAAAATGAGCACCCGTCTGTTTTTCTTCAGGAACAGGATCCGGATACAAAAGGCTATTGTCGGGTACATAAGCAGTCTTTAATACCCGCGTTGAATACCCAGCATGAGTAGTGACGAAATATGCCCCCTGCGGATCTACGGACCCCTTGTAAACAGGGCCAACTACAGCACCTTGGTGAACATCCCCTTGAAAGAATAATTTCGCACCTCTGTCGATTAAATCGGGAATAATGCCCCATCTGGCACTATATATATTGGGCCGCTGAACATAAACATCGAAACCCGGATCTCCATAGGAGGTTGGCCCATGAGGAGCATAAACACTTCTATGAAAACCCACTATGTTCCAAATAGCGCTCGAAGACTCAAGATGATCGTTAGCCCATTCCCATTGATCACTTCCCGGAGTAACGAAACCAGAATGATCTGCATTATGGGCCAAGATTTTGGCATAACAGTCCAAATCCCCCAAACTACATGTATCCTGTATTCCGGGAGGATTCATTATAGGATAAGCTAGTCTAACATAATTTGCAGTAGGACTAGGTGTATTAGTTGTATTGAATAAAGTATCCACATTATTCGACATGGCCATCACGGAAATAGAATGGAAATCTTTACTGTAATAGTCTTCGTTTTTGAAGTAACTACTCCACGCCTTTCTGGCTAGTCTATATGGGTCCCATGTCTCGCTATGAGAGGTTCTAACTGAATCTGGAACTTGGGGGTATGGCATACCCACAAATGCTTCTTCTTCAGATTCTGTAAACTCATAAGATGGTTCATGATTCCCTAATATAGGCACAAGAGATATCCCAGAAGACTTTGACCATGTAGTTAAGGTTCTCACCGATTGCCAAACATTGTCTAATGTATCTCCGTCGGCATAATAAGTAGAAAACATCCCTATATCACCAGTCACCATTAGAAATGTTGGCTTAGGTTCGTATTCAGCTAAAAATTCTAATACTGCGCCACATCTATTGGGAAGGGCGACAGAATAATGCATGTCACTCCAAACAGCAAAGGTATAGCCTGTTGTTTTGACTGGTTTAAAGAACCTAGGAGTGTCCCCATTAGCCTTTAAAGGAGAGAATCCCCCCGCGAAGGACAGGATGAATCCTGCTAAAAATACCAAGAAAAATCTTGACACTACTACACCACCCTTAATTTCTCAACCTAGCACACCAAACATAATAATACACAGTGGCCGCATCCCCCGTAGCTTCAAGTTTAAACCCGGATAGATTAGGAATAGGATAAACGCCTACATCTCCTGCGCCCAAATAAAACTCCCCTACTTCGTCACTTCCATCACTGGCGTTAATTCCGGGGCCCAAAAAGGTGATCTTAATCTCTTCGTCTGTTACAAGAGTTAAACCTGTAATGTTATATCTTGAATCAACCTTGTCACTTAGGTCTATTTCCTGTTCTGAAGATATAGCAAGAGAACCCTCTCCACCCTCTGGTGCGACTAGACCTGTGGTGTAAAGAGTAGTATAAAGTACATGGTCACTTACTGTTCTAATTTGTCTTGGATCTACACTTGCAAAAGAGAGTGTAGCCACGAAAATTAAAAGACCAGAGAGTGTAAACAACCTTTTCAAAAGAGACATCATTGTATTCCTCCCACTTGGTTCGAAGCAAAGTCAAAGACAGCCTTAATACTGTTTTCCAAAAATCTTAAGAGAGCGTAAAGTACCCCCACAGGAACAGCTTTTTCTAACAAAGAACTACCGAAATTCTTTAGTACACCTCCGGAAGGTTTTTCTTTTGACACCATTTTTAATCCTTTTATTTTAGCATCTATTTCAGCGAACCTTTGAGCCACAACTCTCTCGAAATTTAAAGTAGAATCTCCGGCCTTTTGTATTTTATCGTTAAAACTCTTTACGTCAAAATCGTGCTCGATATTTATATCCTTTTTAATACTCAATACAAAGTCTTTCAATTCGCTAAATTGAGCTTGTGTTGATAAGCATTGTTTGTGGCAATGATCATAAAAACCCTCTAGCCGATTGGTGTACTTCTCAAACAAGTTTAAAAGTATATCCAACTGAGCCTCTGTTTTGGCCCTAGCACGACATAGTTCTTGGACATCCCTTGTTACATTTTCTAAGTTTTTAAATAGGAATGCCCTAGTTTGCTCGTCAAAGTGATCCAATCTTATCCCTCTCAATAAGTTGTTTGAGCTTTAAGAAGTCTTCCCCTCCGGATTTCATATTAATAGGAGAAGGTTTAACTTCGATGCTTTTCAGGGCTTCTTCAACATCTTTTTCGGTGCAGTCTTTGTCTAAAAGGGTGATTATCCTTCTTGCCAGCATTTTAATCCTAGCGTCCCTGTCTTGTGGGGTCATACGCTCATCTCCCAAAAAGTAAGTTAATTTTGTTGAATATTTTTTCCCTGTAGGATTCGTCCTCGGAACTAATATCCTCTAGTTCTCTGGAAAAGTTCCTAAGGGAGGTGGAATCTATCTTTAAATTAGGCAGATAATCTACTACTGAAGATATAGAACACAGTTCGGACTTAAAAGTATCTAAATCATTACTCTTAGCCAAAATTCGTTCCACCAGAACCTCAATACGGTCTTTTAAGTTACCTTCGACTTTAGGAGCTATCTTAGTAGGAGTTTGGTCTACTTCGACTGTCTTTGTGTCCTTTTTCTGGTTATCCTTGGGGGTTTTATCTGTCGGAGCAGGAACGCCCTTGGGAGTCGAGAAAGGAAGGGAAGGAATCTGGATTGCCTCGTGGTATTTCTTTTTGTCCTCTTCTTCCCTTCTCTGCATGACCTCTACAATGTCATATCCTGCCTCATCTAAGGTCATAGAGGGGTCCAATAATCCACGATCGTAAAGGGCTAAAACAACATTCCTTACGAAGTCCTTGTTCACCTTGGGCCTAACCGCGTTAACCACAATGTCATGCTCAGAATCGAACCCATTTTCGACGCAAATCTCTTCTATTTTTTGCGTGAAGAATACCTCGATTTCAGAATTAGCTTCGGCTAACCTCTCTACGAAAAAGATAATAGACGCCCAAACATCTCCCGCCCTTGCTCCTTCACCCGTTAGGAGCGATACAGGCATCCCTAGGGCATAAAGGGTATCCATATCTACGCTTTTGTATCTATCTGTCATATCAAGGACTTCACCCTTGGGGGAAACAGATAGTATCTCTACATCCCAAGACCAAACTAGAGTTAGGCTAGGATTAGGGTTTTTGATTAGAGAGGCAAATGCTCTTAGCCTTGAGGGGGCATATGTGGCGGGAACGTCTTTATCTCCTACTTTGAAAATAGTGATCGAATTAATCAAACCATCAATGGTAGAGTCGTCCAAATGCCGTAGTTTTCTCTTAGAAGCAATTGAATTGAAAACGCGAGTCAAATAAGGAACTCCCCAAGGAGCGTACGAAGATCCTTTGCGCTTAAGATGAGTGACCTCTTTGGGATCGAGAGGAATTCTATTGCCATCTTTGGCTTGCCTGCGGATCTTAAGAGGATACTTGGAAAGGAAGCCGCTTCTTTGATTACGGGTTGTCATAGGCCCGAAGATTCTATCCATATTCAAATAGATCTCTTTATCGCCAAAAGCAACCGACTCAGGAGGTATTTCTATAACCGAGGGGTCAATCGTTACCATAGACATAGGTAATTTGTAGGAATTCTTAATCGAGGGGATGTATGTTTTCTTCCATTTGGTATAAGGAAATACATTCCCGCAAAGATAATAATCCTTTAGAAAGTTCCTAACTACAAATTCTACTCCGTTTGTTATATTGGAGTTATTCATGTTGACATGTTTCTTCCAATACTCTATTGCCTTTTCCAGTTTGGGGTTTTTAATATTCCGCACTTTAACTTTAGGTATCGAAAGGTCGATTAACATATCCAAAACAGTTCCAACGATTCCCTCGTGGATATAAAGAGCCTTACATACCTTAAACTGCTCGTAAATATTGCCACTAGAGTTTTCGTATTCCTTTAGGGAAGTAAGGTATTGGGTAGGATTGGGTGTGTTTCTGGGTATCGCTACCCCGTAGGAAATATCCCCATTATCCTCTTTGATTCGTATAGGGAGTCTAGGCTCCGTTTCAAGCATTTGATTAAGTTTGGTTATATCCTCTTCGGACTTAATGTCAATAAGGGGCGCGTTATCAATAACGGCCTTTATTTTATTGAGATCTTCGGTAGTTTTCTTCTTGCGCCCCATAATATTATCCCCTTTTTAGAGCCAAAGACTGGTAATTATATGCCCCTATTATAGCCAAAAGCCGATCGTCATCTCTTCTTCCTGTTCCTCTTCTGAAATGCCTATCGTCTTTTTGAACGCTTCGCTTGCGCCGTAATTAGCTAGTGCCAGAGCAGTCGCACGGTCCTTCCCTAGTTTAGGATGTCCCTCGAAAGTCAACCCCTGTGCCCTTGGTTTAGTCGAAAGGAATATTAATTCGGATCTTAAGAGACTAATCTCTTTCGCGATATTGGTGTGTTCGAAGTCTAAACCTTTGGTCTCCTCGGGAGGGAATAAAAGGGTCCTATGTTCCATGTCAGCCTTAAGCGTAGTATAGATCTTGTCGATAAAAGGAACTGTAAACTGTTCTAACTCCATGATAGGAAGGACCTTTTTCGCATTAAAGAAGTCATCTTTGACCGTTTTAGCTGGTACTATCGAAGGATAGTCTACCCCGCCATAACTCCAAGGATAACTCAAAATATCCGCTAACGCCACTCCTCCGCCGCCGTAGTCCATTACGATCTTTTCGATATTGAATTTGTTGATGAAGATTTCTTTGCGAATTATATTTGCCTGTTTGGGGAAGTCTATTCCTTTGAAACTTCTTAATTTGACTATCCTCTTGTATGTTTTGTTTTCAGATAGTTTGAGGATACAGTACGAAAAATTGGCTCCTGTAGGCGATCTCGCGACGTCTACGCCCATTATATAAGTAGAGTCATCTGTCAGGTCGGCCCTAGCTTCAATTTCGACTGGCTTGGCCCTAGGTTCACAATCGGCAATCAAATGCGGAGAGAAGAAGGAAGAGATATCTCCCGGCACATACCCTCCATACTCCATCAAGAATTTTTCGAGAGGAACACTCTCAAAAGCATCACTAATCATATGCATATCAGGAAGGAAGTAATCAGTTTTCCCCATGTAAACATCTGCAAAGTTAAATGTAGTCAAAGAATAAAGATGCGGGAATTGCTTCTCTTTCGAGAATATTCTTTTGCAAGTTGCCCAGAAATGTTCCGTTCTATATCCCGGAGAAGAAGCGTAAACAATTTGATTCAGCGTTTCTCCCTTACGAATCATCAAGAAGGGTTTAACTACTGCGTTAATTGTCTCTTCATTGTGGTAGTTGAACTCGTCCAAAATAACAATGTTATATCTTTTGCCACGAATCTTCTTTCCGTCTGCTCCTACAGGAAGACCCTCTATTTTAGAATTGTGATGAAACTCTAACAAATAAGATATGTTACTGTATTTCATCGTCCTTACGCTTGCTCTAAAATAAGGAGAATTTGTAAACAGTCTGTCTATTTCATCGAACACACAAGCAGTCTGCCTTAAAGAAGGAGCCACGACCCCGATTTTCATCTCGGAATAAAGCATTGCCTTAAGCGTACAATAGACGGCCACGAGCCAAGTATTGTGCGTGATGATCGTATCAGCCAAATAGTTTTCGTAACCGGGAACACAAACGGCGTAAGTTTCCTCCTCGCCCGTACAAGTAATATCTACTACTTCGTCCCAGTAAATATCTGAATTCGCTAAATCTACAGCATCATCAACGCCAAACTCTTTGCCGAACTTCTCTAATTTGTCTCTAGTGGGGGAGTACCTTTTCCTGTACGACCTAGAGTACTTCCTACTCCTTAGTTTTATGTCAAACTTTTCAATATATATGTCCCATATTTCTTTAGGAACCGTATCTAAATTAGGACTATTTATGGTCTTTTCCAGATGGTCTCTAATTTTATTCTTTTTACGCTGAAATATGATAGGGATATTTTCGTAGAATAGTTTTGTGCTTTCTCCGCCCAGTATGTAGAGTTTCCAAGCATCAAATTCTTTACCGTTACATTTGGCCTTTTTAAAGATTAGATTGGAGACGATACCAAATCTCAACAATAGTCTTTGGACATCCTGCAACAATTTCTTTGAACTTGAAGAATAAACGGGGAGACCATGATCAACAAATCCATCACAATCGAAATAAGAGGCTAAAAAGCACTTCAGCGATTCGTTGTTCATCTGGAACACAACGTCAGGAACAGTCTTATCTACACTTTTCTTGCCGTAGAGGCCTAATTCTTTTAGCCAAGTTATCACTTCATTATCATTACCATCTCCAATTGATATCTCCCTGCTAACATAAAGGGTAGTAGCAACCCCACGATCACGTTCCCTAACGTAAACTGAATCAAACTCCCCCAACACACAATGCCTAAAATCGTCGAGGATGTCTTTCTCACTCTTTGTAAAGTTAACTCCTTGAGTAATTCCCCCGTCACCGATCAAGTATCCCAACAACTTAGCTCTATTTTTGGGGTAATCTACCCTCCCCTCGGGAAGTTTTCTCGCGGTGGCCACCCTATCGCCTACTTTAAGATCTTTAACTTCGGTCCAGCCACCCACTTTTAGGAAAGGATGATTGTCTGTTACCCCGATTGACCTTCCACTACGAAGCGTAACCTCGAAAATAGGCTTAACTCCGTTCTCCTCCACATAAGCCTTAGCCGGAACGAGTTTGTAACCCTCACCTAACGCAAGTGTAGTAAAAGAAGAATTGTTGAACTCCCCGATCTTCTTGAACAGCCCGGTGTCATGGTCGTAGGCCAAGTCGTTGTGCCGCTGGCACTTAGAGCCAGCCCGGCCCCATTTAAAACATATGTAAGGTCTCGTCCAGAGCTTCTTTAGAGCGATTCTTTGGAACCAGTTAAGTTCGATTTTAAGTATGTCTCGGGCTGCTTCGACTGGATTTTCTCGATAGAATTCTATTAGCTCTTCTTCTTTGGTGAGGCCGTAGATGTCTTTTTTCATTCTTTTTACAACAGCGGAGGAGGAGGCGCGAGACGAATCTTGCATCTTTTCCATTCGAGACTTACTACTTTTTTTCTTTACGCTTGCCACTTAACGATCAACTCTGAATTGGTTTGGGTCTTCGTTTAGGGTTTCTTGGTGTTTTGAGATTGCTAGTTCTTGTTCTAATAGTTGGGTTTCTTTTTCTCTTTGTCTCATTTCTTTTTTGTGTCTATTTTCTTCTGTTTTGGAAATATCTGGCACAAAATCTTGTGCGATTGATTCATCGATATCTGATTGCATGAACATTTCCTCCTCTTTTTCTTTTGCGGCGAGGAGGGATTCGCCCATCTCTTTCATGCCGTCTTTGACTAACATTTGGTAGACTTCACCGTTATTGTGTTTTTCTAAAAGAGCCTCCTCTTCCATAATGTCCATCTTTTTGCGTTTTTCGATGAATGCTTTCTTCTCTTCGTATTGTTTGACTAACTGTGCTATATTACCTTCGGACTCTTTGTTGGCAGATTCACGCTGTTCTCTTGTGACCCCTAGGGATTTTTGCGCGGCAATCATTCTCTTGTAGGATTCGTTTAGGGAGAGTTCAATATCATCCTCTGGATGAAGGATGCTTTGACGAGCTAGTCTGTACTGTCTTATTTCTTCTAGAAGTATTTGCATCAAGAGGGACCAGTCGGAACTTTCATTGATTTCGAACTCCTCCATATATACTTGGTGTCTTTCAAGAAAGATCTTCTTCTCTTCGCCCGTTAAGAGCCTAGCTAGTTCGAACTTATCCGTAGTGCCACCCATTTTTTTAGTGGCCTCTCGTACCTTTTCTGCTGTTTTAGCCTGTTGGGCAACTTTGTAATTATCGTTTTTGCCGAAAAGGTTCTTAATTCCAGCACTGTTCCACTTAGTAAGCAATTCTACCCTAGGAACAAAAGCATTAGCAGCACATTTCCATCCCTTTTTTGCCTTTTCGATTACTTCGTTAATCTTTTCTTCCTTTGTGGCTCCTTTTAAAAGGTCGGGGAAAGAATCGTAATAGTCTGACAAACCTACGGTTACGACTTCTACCTCGTAATCCGAAGGAACTAGCTCCATCGCAGGTTTGATCCTTCTGGCCTTAATCCCCTTACGCTTTGGGCGAGGGGTCTTTTTTACTGCTGGCACATTGTCTCCTTTTTGAAGGCCGATTCGGCTTAAAAACAAAACTCCGCTCTATATTGAGAACAATATAGAGCGGAAATTGTATAAAACTTTATGTAAAGTTAGATTTCGTTCAGTTTTTGGATTTTTCTGGCTATATTTGTCAGTACATATTTGATCCCACCTTTGCCTAAGTACCCCATTTGCCTTCCTATAGAATCAAAATTCTTGATATCAGACTCTGTCTTAGATAAATAATTGAGAATTTCGTACTCTTTCTTGGAGAGCACCTTTCTGTACTTTTGAAGATCGATTTCGAAATCTACCCTACCTATTTCTTTTGTCATAAAGACATATAATTCTGCTACTTTAGGGGATTCTCCACCCTCGTCATAGTACATTAAAGATAGGCTCTTGTTTCTGTTTTTTTCTTTACGATATTCTTGTCTCAATTTACCCGAACAGAAGAAGACCATAGTCTTAAGATAAGTCTTAAAGAAAGTAAGTATCTCCTCAGGAGAGTATTCCCTCTCTTCTTTCGTTTTCAGGAAGTATTCCCAAAGTGCTATTCTAACATTTTGTGCTACATCCTGTTTAAAAGAGGCCCTTCCGCAATATTTTACAGCCTCAATTAGATAGGGCTCCAGTTTCATGAGGGCCTCATTAATTACTTTACTAGACTCCATACTTAAATCCCCGAAAAAATAGAGGAAAAGATCTCACTAGGACTTCTTTTATCATTGTGTTTGATTCTAATAAGGGCTATGTTCTTCATTTTACACAAGTAGTTTTTCCTTTTGTCTCTTTTTAGTTGCTTGTTAAAGTGTAATAGAGAATTATTGTGGAAAAAGGGATTAAACCTGTCGTGCTGTTCTCCGTCAATCTCAATGGCAACAAATAAAGAAGGAATGTAGATATCCAAGCATAAATTCTCTCCGACATGGTACTCCTCCTTTATTTTGAGGTGAGGATAGTTCTCTTCAATATAGGAAAGAATCTCCTCGTGCCTCTTAGATCTACGCGCACTTGCCTTTCTGATGTTCATCGGACACCGCCCGACGATTCCAGAACTCCAAGGCTCCATCCGAACCCAGTTTTGAGAATTACAAGGGCAGAGTTGATAACTCTGTCCAGTTGTGTACCACAGACACGGCACCCCCATCTCCTTACTTTCAGCCCGCCTAATCTTGAAGGACCGCTTAAAGCTCCGCAGTTTGAGCAGATCTGACCTCTAGCCTTCTTCTTAAGGCATCTGTCCCAAGTATCGTGAGCCTGAATAATGGTAGCCTGTATCACATGTGACGGAATCTGTATCTTTTTAGATACTCTGGCAAGAGAATTCTGAAGTTTGAACTTACTGTGATAGATCCTGTCATTTGCGCCCAGTTCTATCTTTCTCGAAGCCCAGTTGTAGACTCCGGTTAAACACCACAGCCACTCCTCGAGCTGGAGTGTTTGGGCTTTAGTCAGCTTCAGTTTCAGTTCTCTTACAAGCACGGTATCTCCTTAATTCAGATTCTTTAAACGCTTTACCCCGAAGACCCTTTGGGGATTGCGGTTCTAAAGCTCTTCAATCTCGTCTATGGCTTCTATGGCATCACCACTCTGAATCATCTGCCTTAATTGTTGCCTAAACGAATGCCTGTCACTTCGGTTCTTAATCTTCTTGTCTGCTTTCATTTTGAATGTCCCGCCGTAATTTTCGTCACAATCGAAGTCGTCATAATCATCGTGAAAACCTAAATTCCTGTTGTTTCGCAAGTTACCAACTCCTCTTATCTATTGTCCTAGACTCTTAATTTCAACCTTGTCGTAATTTAAGGCAGTTTGACAAGCCACTATCGAATTTTTAATAAGGTCGCAAACAGACCTAAATCTATTTACTGCATAAGTATACGCAGCAAGCTTTTGTTCTTCTCTCTCAACGCTTGTTTGTTCAATCTCCATTGAATAAATATAGTCATCCATAAGGGTCGCGGCTATCTTGAAATCCGAATTCTCTGCTTGTAGTTTTTTGACTTGTAGAATAGCCTTCGACCTAATAGAGGATACCTTGGTGTCTTGGACATCTTTTCTCAGTCTAGCTTTGTCTTGTAGTTCAGAAAATCGTCCTAAGAGACTCAAGATATCCATCATACGATCCCTGAGAGGAGATCCCCTGAGGTCTGAAAACTGAAACAAACTTTCGTCAATGTCGCAAAGTTTGTCCACCTTTTCGGTATAGGTCATTCCTTTGGTTTCCTCAGGCATTACTCTCCTCCTTCTTCAATTTAACCCTGCTCCCATTAATAATGTATCGAGAAACATCATAATCAAGTATACGCAGAAATATGTCGAAAAGTTCCTTCAGGGCTTTTGTGTCTCCTTTTGCGGAGTGTTCCCTGTCGTTTTTAATACCGAACAAAGAGCATAAAGTTCCCTGAGAATAATCTTTTATCGCTTTTAATCCGGGGAGGATATCTCTGGCGATTGTTCTGGTATCGATATAATTAATATTGGAAAATAATAGGGGCTTTTTAGAAATGAAGAACTTGGCATCAAAATTTAAACAGTTGTGCCCCACGAAAGTCAAAGACCCGTATTTCATATAAATTTGGTTGAGAACATCGGAACAAGAGGGTGCCCCGAAAAGATCTTTGTTCTTGATGCCATTTATGCAAGAGACTTCTGCACTAATTCGCTTCTGGGTCGAAACAAAAGAATGGAATTCGTCAACTACTTCGCTCGCGTTAGTTTGCAGGACACAAACCTCTATGATATCGTCATTATAAGGAGATAAGCCTGTCGTTTCAATATCGAAAATGCAATACCCACCCTTGGTTTTAGCTCTATCGAAAAGACTATTCGTCACCCTTCTCCTCCTTACTCCCCTCCATCCTCTTTTTTTGCTCCTCTAGGCTTAATCCATCCTCAAGACACTCTATTAGATCCCTTACGCTCTCTCTATCCTGAGAATGGAAGAAGATATCCTCAAATTTAGAAAACACAGCAGGAATGAAGTTTGGGGACCTGTTTCCTTGCTCGTCTATTAGATAAACTTTTCTGCCGTTTAGCCCCGCAATAAACTTCTTTAGGATGTAAAACGAACTGATAACAAAAGAGAGGGCTTTGTCGTTCGATTTTAGACCGTATTCGTTAGATATGCCTTCGATGAATTCAAGTACCTCACCCTTTATCGTAGTAGTGTGCTTTCTTGAATTAGGAGAGTCTGTAAATGTTTGTTTAGAGAAATCGTATTTTGATTTAAGCTGTCTGAAAATCTCGTTCTTGATTGCTAGTTCTTTTGATTTGTCTAGTTCAAACTTATCGTACAGAATGTGATAGGGGATTTTTGCCCCGAACCCACACTTCTCACATAGGAGCCTAAAGTAGGTTATATACATATCATTGAAGCAATTAGGACATTCGTGAATTACGGATCTTCCAACAGTTTCCTTCGATGTAGTAGTGTCTTTCACCCGAAAAAGCCTCCATTCTAAGATTTAATGTCTCCGCCACATTGTTAGTATACACTCCAAACCCAAATTACTCTCAAACTTTTTATCCGTTAGAGGGTATAATACTTGGAACCTAGCAATGCTGGGTATGGTATAGTGTACCGTAAGGTAGTGGATATAGTTCCCCACTTTTTACACTTAACAAAGGAGGGAAAGGATGTCGAAAATAACTTGGGAATTCCTCATTCCCCAACAAGAGCATGATCTTCGCCGCGCTCAAAACGCAAAATTCTATGTCAGCGCCATTTGGAATCTCTACCAAGATACGCGCCAAAAGATGAAACACTGCGAAGATGATACATATGCTTGGAAGGACATAGCCAAAGAAGTTTTGCATTATCTTTCGGACAGTATTGAGAAAATAGAGGAAATCGATTCTATGGTTTGGATGGATGAGGAAACCGAAGACGGAGGGTGCTAGGTTTGATTAAAGAATCAAAAGTACTAGACCATGGAATAATTGGTCTAATTGATGTAATGGGAAACGATAGGGAGATTTGTGACGCGGCGAGAAAAAGTTACGGACCCGGAACTAAATCCATCTCAGAGGATCGAACGCTTATTCGGTATATGATGAGACACTCCCATTATTCTCCCTTCGAGATGGCTGAACTCAAATTTTATGTTAAGTGTCCTATTTATGTCTGGAGACAATGGATACGAACTCGAACAGCCAATGTAAACGAACTCTCCCTTAGGTATTCTGTTTCTGAGTGTGAATTTGATGTTACTCCTCATTCCGAGATGAGAAAGCAATCCTCTCTTAATAAACAAGGAGGAGGGGAACTTTTATCTTCCGAAATAGTAGAAGAGTTAGCAAACGAGGAAATGTATTGTTTAGCTGATATCGAAAATACTTACAAAAGAAGAATCGCCGAAGGAATGTCGAGAGAACAGGCCCGCAAAATACTTCCCCTCTCGCTCTATACGGAAGCATATTGGAAAATCGATCTAAGGAATCTTTTGAACTTTCTTAAGCTTAGGTTGGACTCTCACGCGCAAAAGGAGATAAGACTCTACGCTCAAGAGATGGCTTCTTTCGTTAAGGAGATCTTTCCCCTGACTTGGGAGGCTTTCGAGGATTACCAGCTTAATGCCGTTACACTCTCTTCTCTGGACCAAAGAGCACTCTACGAACTGAATCTATTAAGAGAAGAGGATCTCAAAGAGAACAAAGTTTTGGACTCTATCTTTAAGAACGAAAGAGAGAAGAAAGAATTCATAGATAAATTTACTAGACTTCATCTAACAAGGAATACTGAATGAGCGGGAACAATTTTTCTGAATCTGCCTTAGTAGTGCCTACTATTAGAACAAATTCCATAAAAGCATTTCTGGAAAAATGGAGGGGGAAGGGAGGATGGAAACATATTGTTATAATTGAGGACAATGACGAAAAAACCATTTCTCTTCAAGGACTATTTGAAGAACCTTATCCTAAAATTCACCATATCTCCCATAAAGAAATACAAGAGGATCTAAAAGATCCCGAATTATACAAAATCTTTTCTAGAAGAGATAGTGCCATAAAATGTTACGGGTTTTATTACGCCGTAAAAAAACTTGGGGTAGAGTTTGTAGTTGTATTGGATGATGATTGTTTCCCTTTAGAATATAAAATGCCCTTCGATACTCTTTATCATGAAAATATGAAATTTCCGATTTGGAGATCTTCTGTTCGGGATTTCGTCCCCCGTGGGGTCCCCTATAAAGATACGGGCACAGAAGAAATACACACCCCACTTCATATGGGACTCTGGACAGAAAACCCAGATCTCGACGCGGTTACGGAACTCTCTAATATTAGAAGCAATTGCGAAATGAAACTCTCCCCTCCCGTTACAAATGAAATAATTCCACAATGGCAATTATTCCCTTTCTGCGGGATGAATTTTGCATTCGAAAGTTACCTGCTTCCCATAATGTATTTTCCTAAAATGGGAGAAGGATCTCCTTATTCTAGGTTCGATGACATATGGTTTGGAATTATGGCTAAAAAGATATTGGATCTCCAGCGATTACCCGTATCTATAGGCAACCCTCTTGTTCATCATTCTAAGGCCTCTAATCCTTTTACCAACCTAATCAAAGAGTCAAAGGGTATAAAATCTAATGAAATATTCTGGAGAATAGTTGATTCCTTTACTCCTACCGATGAAGGAGGAGATCTTCATTCCTTGTATTTGGGTTTGGCCCTGCATATAAAAGAATGTACTGATGATACATATCTAATAAACTCAAACGATGAACAGGGGAAAGAATTTTTAAACTATTTGCTGAATCTTAGTAATAATATGATTCTTTGGTTAAAATTATGTGAATAAAATCACGAAAGGAATTTGGGACGAAATATGGCAAAAGTAGGAATGATATATTTCAGGCGAGATTTACCGGAGTATGGGGTTGACTTTTCCAAAACCTCTCCTTGCGAACTTGGGGAACATAATGTTTGCATGAGCAGGGGAACCTCTTCTTGGGTAGCCGCGACCAAGGGAACGGTAGTTTGCTATCAAGACGATTTTTCAAAAGCGATAAAAAAAATTGAAAATTGCAACATAGTAATACTCGCGTTTTTAGGGAATAAACAATTAGGAAATCTCAATGATGTTATGGCGATGTCCCTTCTTCTAAAAGAAATGGGCAAGATTGTTCTTTTACACTATGGAGAGGCACTAGGCAATCTTAAAAAAGACCTTTTATCTTGGCCTGATTTCATTTCTGAACTAGTAGATTTAACTAATAATTCCGAATGTGATGGCCTTTGTTACCCAGCTAGCGGCAACCTAACCCAATTATGGGAACAAATTGGATTCCTAACCAACAAGCCAATTGAATATGTTCCATTTTGTTTCCATAAACCAGATTTTCTTCCTTTCCGGATTCCCCTAGAAAAAAGAAATGGAATAGTAGTTCCGAGAAGCACATTTCTATTAGATTGCCCAAGAGCCACTCTTGAAAACGTAATTGTCGCTTCCAGACTAAGGGAACCAACTTCTATCATTTGGCAACGGAACTATTCCCCCGAACAAGTTAAACACCTTAAGTCATTATTCGCCGATAAAAATAGGGTAGACATTCTCTTCAAACCCCCTACGATGGGGGAGAATCAATTCGCATTTAGTTGGCATGAATATCTGAACATAATAGCAAGACATAGAATATGTATTGATATGGACATTTTTTACAGTTATGGGGGATTTGCGGGAGATTCGTTACTAGTAAATGTGCCTTGCTTAGGGGGAAATAGTAATACGACGAGAATGGCATTTCCCGGCCTTATTTCCGACTCCTCCAGCCTAGATGAAGTGGTTTCAGTAGGCGAAAGATTACTAAAAGACGATGTCTTTTACAAAGAAACGATTAAAGAAATGGATCGCAAATTGGAAAACGAATTGAGTTTCGAAAATAATATAAAGATATGGGAAGAGATTTACAACAGATATAAAAACAAATAAGGGAGAAATACTTGATGTTAGAATCTAGGGAGCCATGGGAGTTTGGAGAAGAAGATCCTTGTAAACCTCAAAAGATTTGTTTGATTTGCGGAAACGAAGACGAAGAGGGGGGTTTGTACAAGTACTTGGATTTAGGAGATCAGCCTCTAGCGAACGAGTATCCCTCGGGGGCTGGATGGGCTAAAAAATCCGAAAGATACCCTCTTGGACTAAACTTCTGTCCCGTATGTAAACACAGCCAATTAACCCACTTAATAGATCCTAGATTAATGTTTGAAATATATCCTTATGTTAGTGGAACATCAAGTACATTAAGAAACTACTTCAAGAATTTTGCTTACGGAGTAAATGCTATTGTAGGTCCTAATCTAGGACGTAGGAAAAGAGTACTCGATATTGCGTCTAATGATGGATCGCTGCTAAAGGAATTTAAGAATCTAGGTTGGGAAACGCTGGGAATTGATCCCGCTAAAAATTGTGCTCGTATGGCGCAAGAACAAGGCATCGAAACTAGAGTAGACTATTTTAACTCCGAACTTGCTTCTCGAATGTTTAAAAGAGAGGGTGTTGAGTTATTTGATGTAATCACTGCTCAGAATGTAGTAGGGCATGTTCAGTCTCCTATTGACTTTTTGTGCGGATGCAAAACACTCCTTAAAGAAAAGGGAATTCTATATATCCAAACTTCACAGGCGGATATGATTCTTAATGGGGAATTTGATACGGTTTATTTCGAACATGTATCTTATTTTAATCTAAGAAGTATGAGTTGTTTGGCTTCAAGATGTGGGTTCAATCTTTACGATGTACAAATCGCCCCTATTCACGGAGGGAGCTATGTTTTCGTTCTTAAACCAGTCCTCTACCGTAGGGGCAAAAACCCGCATATCGATACCCCCAAAAGAAGCGTAGTCGAGCGTCACAAGAGTGAAGTTTTAGAGGAAAGATATAATATAGATCTTTATCGCAATTTCCAACCATTGGTTTCAGAAAAGATCGCGAAAGGTATGGCTCTTATCAACGATCTAAGAAGTAAAAACGAATTCCAACGATTTTGTGGATTCGGAGCAGCCGCGAAAGGAAACACTTATCTTAACTATTCAGGACTAGAACTAGACTATATCGTAGACGAAAACCCGCTCAAACAAAATAAATTTACACCCTCTACTGCTATTCCGATTAGACACCCCGACATTCTCTACAGAGAAAAAGAGAGGATGGTAATTGTTATTCTAGCTTGGAACTTCAAAGACGAAATCATCCGAAATGTAAAAGAAAAAAGAAGGGGGAAAAAGGATATTTTCGTAACTCTTTTACCGGATCCTATGATCGAAACTGTTGAGTGATAAAGGAACCCCTATGACTAATACGAATCTCAAAGTAATCCTCTCTCATCACCACGAAGACCTCAATTATCTTAGAGAACTTAACAGCAAAAAAATAAATTACCATGTTTACTCAACAACTCTCCCCCATTCGCCCGAATCTCTAGACATCAAAAATTTGGTTTATTTAAAACACAACAAGGGAAACGAGGGCTATAAATATGCTTGCTTTATACGGGACAATTACGAATCAATTAAATCCGAGAGCGAAGATGCTCTATTCCTATTCCTTCATGCCCATTTTACTTCCGTACATCAAACCCAAAACATTCTAGAAATCATTAAATCCGAAGATAAGGTTCGGAAGATCATGAAAGACAATAGTTTGATTTACTACAATATAACTAGGGAAGATTGGTACAATATATTTTTGGAGGAGGATTCCCTCCTTGAAGATACCCCCGCAACAAATAAAAAAGGATTTAGCCTCGTAAAAGAACATTTCGAAACATTCTTTAGGGACGAAATCAATCCCCTCCCGGTTCCTAAAAATCTGCTCTTCAAACCCTGCGCACAATTCTTCGTAACAAAACAAGCAATCCTAAATAGAAGCCTCTCGTTTTGGAACAACTTAATCGAGAGCGTAGAAAATACAGAGATCGAAAACTACTGGCACTCTCGGATTTTAGAATATTGCTGGCACTACATATTTACCCTCAACGAGGAGGAGCCACTTGTCTAGCAATTCTCCTCTAGTAGTACTAACGGGCGGAAGCGGGTTTTTAGGAAGGTATGTACTCTCTGCCCTTAATAAGCGCGGAATAGAAACCGTATCTGTGGGTCGAAAACCTATTCTTGGGACAAAGAATTTTGTGCAGATGGACCTACTAAATCAACAAGACTTCTCTTACTTATTCTCTTTTATTAGGCCCTCTCATCTTATACACTTGGCTTGGTGCGCCGAACATGGAAAGTTTTGGGATTCTCTTATTAACTTGGAATGGGTAGAGGCTTCGGCGAAATTAGCAAAGGCTTTCTACGAAAGTGGAGGAGAAAAGATAGTAGGAATAGGCTCCGGAGCCGAATACGAGCCCAATCACGAAAAGTGCGTTGTTGGCCTAACTCCAATAAAGCCTAATAGCTTATATGGAGCTTCTAAAGCATTAGCAAAACAAATGATGGAACTATTCCGTAAAGAAGCTAGTTTAGTATGGGGCAGGGTGTTTATTCCATTTGGGAGGGGAGAGGACGATGATAGGTTGATACCTTCATTAGAGCAGGTTTTTTCATTTCAAACTCCCCCGTTTAAAACTAACGGAGAAGCATATCGAGATTTTTTACACGCAGAAGATGTAGCAGAAGGGATTATAACATTATTACTCTCCGGTGTTAGTGGGGAATATAATATATGTTCAGGACGATCCATCCAAATCAAAGAAGTAATCAAACGCATGGCTAAAGAATACGGAGCAGATCCTAAGCCAATGTTTAACCTAATGGTAAATAAACCCAACGAACCAAAATACTATTGTGGAGATAACTCTAAACTAATTTCGTTAGGGTGGAGCCCAAATTTAGATAAGCACGAAATAACTAGAGAGGAATAATGAAGGCAAAAATAAAACCCAGAATCCAATTAGAAAATAGAACCAAACTAGAGGAAGTAATTCCGTTAGATACTCCCTTTCTTGTTTTCGTTGATCCGTCAGATGTTTGTAATTTTAGATGTAAGTTTTGCCCCACAGGGGACCCCCAACTTCTGAAAAGAATTGGCAGAATCCCTAAGATTATGGACTTCAATCTATATAAACAAATCATAAAAGATTTGGGCAAATTCAACTCTCCCATTAAAGTACTTAGACTTTATAAGGACGGAGAACCCCTTTTAAATCCTCGTTTCGCAGACATGGTTAAATTAGCCAAAGAGAGTGGATATATTCTTCAGGTCGATACTACAACTAATGGTTCCCTTTTAGAACCCAAAAAGAATCTCGAAATAATAAATGCTGGACTAGATAAGATATACATTTCTATCAACGGGCTCTCTGATGAATCTTATCTGGAATTTACTAGGCATAAAATAAGCTTCGCCAAACTAGTCGATAACATTCAACACTTTTATGAGAATAGAGGAAATTGTGTTGTATGCGTAAAGATAGTAGGAGACAATCTTACTCCTGAAGAACACTCTATTTTCTTTGAAACCTTTGGCAATATCTGTGATGAAATTTTTGTTGAACATATCGCCCCCTGCTGGCCTGAGTTTGAAATGAAAGATGTTTCCCCCAACAAAACCCTAGGAATATACGGCCAAGAAATAAAAGAAGTAATGGTATGTCCTTATATTTTTTATTCACTTAGCATAAACTCTAACGGGACAGTTAGCCTATGTTTCCTAGATTGGGCTAGAGAATTGATAATTGGCAATTTAAATACAGAAAGTATTAGGAATGTTTGGAATGGTGCAAAGCTACGAAATTTCCGTCTAATGCATCTGTTGAAAAAACGAAAAGAACACCCGATTTGTGGCGGTTGTGGCCAACTAAGCCACTGTCTTCCGGACAATGTAGACAATTTTAGCGAATATCTCTTAAAAATAATGGAGGAACAATAGATGATTTTTAAACAACAGGGCCAAGATGAGTCTTTCATGGAGGAGAGAAAGGCAAACCTTATTACAGCACTTTCTTCTGGAACCCCCCTTTCAGTAAATATAGAACCAACCACGGTTTGTGATCTAAAATGTAATTTTTGTTTTGCGCACTCAAAAAATTATGAAAATAAAATAAAACCAAAGTTTATGAACTTAGATTTTTATTGCCATACAATAATTGATCAGATTAAAGATATGAATTGGGATCTTAGATGTTTATGGTATTTGGGTTACGGGGAACCGCTTCTCCACAGAGATTTATGTAAGATGATTAAATACGCAAAGTCAAAAAATATCGCAAAATCAATAGAATTAGCTACAAACGGAACAAATCTTACGGATGAAATGCTTGACACCCTAATAGATTCGGGAATTAATAAATTACATCTCTCCCTAGACGCGGTGGATAGAGAGACCTACAAAAAAATGAAAGGTAAAGACTGTTTTGATCTAGTTATTTCCAATGTACAAAACGCGATTAAAAAGGCAGAAAGATTGAAAAAATTTGATTTCATTATAAAGGTCTTTGATGAAATTAATGACCCTAAGGTAAGTAAAAATTATGATATAAACAAGGTTTTATTTTATTTCAAATCATCAGCATTAAACTCTGAATATGTACATGTGAAATTAATGCCCCTAATAAACCCCCCAAGTGTAAACCAATTCTCCGATGAGACATGCGAATATGTATTCTATTATTTATTTTTTCTTGCAAATGGAACAATACTGCCTTGTTGTTCTGATATCCAAGAAAGACTATCTTATGGAAATTTAAATAAATCTACTCTTCGAGATATTTTCTACTCAGAAAATCTCAAACAGTTCAGACGCGCTCATCTAAATAAGAATTTAGGCAAATACCCTCTTTGCCAAAGATGCGATGCAAGAACTTGTGTTTCATTTGACAGCGAAACCATTAGGGAAATGAAATCAATCCTAAATGAGGAATAATAAATGTTGATCCCTTGTCCAATATGTGAATCTATTGACATCACAAACCTTTTTAACCTTAACTGCGGAAGTTTCGATGATTCCCCTCTTTATAAGAAGGTTAGATTATGTTTGTGCCTAAAGTGCGGGCATATATTCAATGAACTAACGCCCAAAGAAATAGGCGGTTTGGCCAAATATTATAGTTCTGAATATGCCAATTATAATTTGAAAAATTCGGATAAAACCTCTGATCGCCCCGGAAGCGAAAACTCGTCCTCCCGAGGTCGTTACGAACAATTATATAGCTCATTTAAATCTCATATCGATTTAGACTCGAATATTTTAGATATTGGCTGTGCCCTCGGCGGCTTTCTTGATTTTCTCCACGCAAAAGGTTTCACGAAATTATTTGGCGTAGATAATAACCAGACCTATATTGATAATGTCGAACAAAAAAATAATCGTGTTATTAAATTCGGAGATGCCGAGTCCCTACCTTTCGAAGATCACACATTTGATGTGGTGATAATGGAACAGGTCTTAGAGCATTTACATGAACCAGCTAAAGCATTCGACGAGATAAGACGAGTCTTAAAAAAGAATGGCATTCTTTGTGTAGGAGTGCCAGACGCAGCTAGATACAATGACTACTACTTCTTTGATTTTTATTGGCTGCTAATGCGTGAACATATCCAGCATTTTGATCCTCCGCATTTGGCCCTGTTGGGTGAACAAACAGGCTTCAAAAGTATCGATTCTTTTAAATTAGAGAACAAAATAATCGGTAATGAAATGATCATGCCAACAATCTACACAACATTCCGCAAAACTAAAAAAAGCAAAACTACAAAACATTGTTCATCAAACTTATCGGAGCTAAAAGAAAAGATGTTGATGTATATAAACACTGAAAAAACTAAGCAAGCATCGAAAAGAAGGGAAATAAAGATCCTAGAAAATTCGCAAAAATCGATTTATGTCTGGGGCATTGGTAGAGAATTTTTATACCTCTATGTAAATGGATTAGATAAATGTAATATATTAGGTCTAATCGATAGTAATCCATTCAAGCAAAAAAATCATGCCGTAAATGGCATGAAAATATCCGACGCCAAAAATCTTTTGTCTAAAGCTAACATCGATTCCGGCTTGTTGATCGCCGCCAACGCCTATACCAGTAGTATAAGCAAAACCGCCAAATCCTTAGGCTACAGCGGAAGTATTTTGGGGCCTATAATTAGGGATACAATATGAATATCTTGGTGAAAAATGGAGGGAGTATGCGAAACATTTCCAACTCATCTAAATTAGTTCTTCATATAACACCTCATTTAGGCGGTGGAGTAGGCGCAGTTATATTGAATTATTTAAGGAACCAAGACTCCAAAGATTATTCACATGAAATAATTTGTTTGGATTATGCCAACGAAAACTCAATTCATTCCTTGGATGAAATAAATATTCCACTTAAAGACAACATGCAATATAATCACAAAAATATACTCTCGGATATTAAAAGGGCCGATATTGTCCTAATTCATTTTTGGAACCATCCTCTTCTTTACGATTTTTTGGTGAGGAATAAATTGCCGAAATGTAGACTTATAATCTGGAGCCATATTTCTGGCCTTTGCCCTCCCTCGACCTTACCTCAAAAGATACTTAATTACCCAGACTTGTTCGTATTTACTTCCCCGATTAGTTTTGAATCTCACGGAGTTCTAATAAGCACAAAAATTACAGACCATACAAACAGAAACAAAAAAGATTTTAGGGTGGTTTGGTCTACATCAGGAGTAGAAAGATTTGCCTCTTTGAAACGTAACCCTCACGAAGGGATTAATATAGGATATATTGGAACCCTCGATTACAGCAAAATGCATCCTAACTTTTTGGAAATGCACTCTAGGATAGAGATAGAGAAGTGTAAGTTTTTCGTAATCGGAGGAGGAGATGATTCCCTAGTTCGAGAACAAGCTCTCCCCTACGGGGATAAATTTACCTTTACTGGAAGCGTATCTAATATAACCCCTTACATACAAAATTTAGATATTCTAGGATATCCTCTAGCAAGATGGCATTTCGGAACCTGCGAACAAGTAATAGGCGAGTGTATGGCCCTAGGAGTCCCCCCGGTCGTCTTAGACAACTTGGCTGAACGCTCTATCGTCGAGCATGGGGTTACAGGACTAATTGCAAAAGACGAGAACGAATATGTTCTCTTTGTAGAATCTCTCGCTCTTAATCCTGAACTCAGAACCTTCTTGGGAGAAAACGCAAAACTAAAAGCAACAACAATGTACTCTACAGAATTAATGATAAATAGATGGAGGTTAATCTTCGAAGAAATAATCGAGGGAGAAAAAACTAAAAAAGAATGGAGTATAAATGTTAAAAAAATAACTCCCTCGGATGTATTCCTAGAATCTTTGGGAGGATACTCTTGTTACTTTACAGAGGGTACTTATCGCATTCTTTACAAATCTCCACTCTATGGTCCTTTATGGAGGTCCAAAACAAAAGGAACTGCTCTTCACTACTCTAGCTTTTTCCCGAAAGACTCTCGTCTTAAGAAATGGAGCGAAATGGATGACTCAAAACAATAACTCTCCCTACGATTTTCTACTCTCACAAATCAACAAAGGTCTAGAGGAACAAGAGAGAGAAAAAAATGCGGAATCTATTTGCAAAGAATTTTTACAAGCTACGGTTAATTTCAATTATTCCTACAGGTTTCGTTGGGGCGGTGTTCCTTTGATTCAATTCCCTCAGGACTTAATTGCCCTACAGGAGATAATTTGGAGGATTAAGCCTGACCTGATTATCGAAACGGGAATAGCCCACGGGGGTTCATTAATTTTCCATGCCTCTATGCTGTCTCAAATTGAACTTTGTGAGTCAATTAGTAATAAAACTAGCTTCGATCCTTTTAACCCCAAAAGAATTGTCGTAGGAATAGATATTGATATTCGTCCTCAAAACCGGGAAATAATTGAGGCCCACCCGATGAGCACAAGAATCAAAATGCTAGAGGGCTCCAGCACCGATCCCCAAATAGTAAAAGACGTAAAAGAAATAGCAAAGGATTACAACACTATTCTGGTTTGTTTGGACTCTTCGCATACCCATGACCATGTTAAGGGGGAACTAGAAGCCTTCGGGGGGTTAGTAACTAAGGGGAGCTATTGTATAGTATTCGATACCGGGATTGAAGATACGACCTCATCTCCTTCGGGGCCTGTTCGTCCTTGGGGAGTAGGCAATAATCCCAAAACGGCTCTTTACGAATACCTTAAAACACATCCTGAATTCGAAATAGACTCTAGTATTCAAAAGAGAATACTTATCACGTCCGCTCCTGATGGATATCTCAAGAGGATAAAATAGGAGAAATTTTATGAAGGCAGTTATTTTGGCGGGAGGATTGGGTACGCGAATTTCCGAAGAGACCCATCTTAAACCTAAACCTATGATAGAGATAGGTGGAAGACCTATTTTATGGCATATTATGAAAATATACTCCTTTTACGGAATCAATGATTTTATAATTTGTTGTGGCTATAAGGGTTATATCGTAAAAGAGTATTTCGCGAATTATTTTCTACATATGTCCGATGTAACATTCGATATGAAAACAAACGAAACAATCGTACACAAACAAAGAGTAGAGGATTGGAGGGTTACTTTAGTAGATACGGGTGACTCTACAGCCACAGGAGGAAGGCTTAAACGGGTTTGGAATTATCTTAAGAACGAAGAACTGTTTTGCTTTACTTACGGGGACGGAGTAGCTAACATTAACATTAGAGAAGAAATAGAACTCCATAGAGCTAACAAAAAACTAGCCACCGTAGCGGCAGTATTTCCTCCGGGTAGATTTGGAGCACTCGAAATTAAAAACGAAGATGTAATCGGGTTTAGGGAAAAACCCAGAGGAGACGGAGACAGGATAAACGGAGGATTTTTCGTGCTCTCGCCGGAATGTATTTCCCTAATCAAAAACGACTCAACGTCTTGGGAGGGGGAGGTAGTCGAAAAATTATGTAAGATGAATCAATTGTCGTCGTTTAAGCACGATGGGTTTTGGCACCCGATGGATACATTAAGAGACAAATCATACCTAGAAGAGGCTTGGAACTCAGGAGAAGCTCCTTGGAGGGTTTGGGGAGAAGAGAAATGAATTCAAGAATGAATAACTTTTGGAGGGGTAAAAAGGTACTCGTAACGGGCCACTCAGGCTTTAAGGGGGGGTGGTTATCGCTTTGGTTAAACATGTTGGGTGCAAAGGTCTACGGATATTCTTTACCTCCGGTTAAAGAAGGCTTTTTTAACGCTACAGATCTAGGCTCTATATTCGAAAACTCCGTATTCGGGGATATTCGAGACAAGAAAGAACTGGAAAAGTTCGTAAAAAAAGTAAGGCCCGAAATTGTGTTTCACCTCGCGGCACAACCTCTCGTGTTAGATTCTTATGAATCTCCCCTGCTTACGTTCGAAACTAATGTTATGGGCGGGGTTAACCTCCTCGAAGCCCTTAGATTAACTCCGAACGTTAAGAGCGTAGTGTTTGTTACGACGGACAAATGTTACTACAACGACGGAAAGAACTCCCCTCCCTTCGAGACAAATGCTCCCCTAGGAGGAGTAGACCCTTACTCGTGCAGTAAAGCCTGTGCTGAATTACTTGTCTCTTGTTACAGATCTTCTTTTTTAAAAGATCTTAATATCGCAACTGCTCGTTCGGGTAACACTTTAGGAGGAGGAGACTACACAAAAGGAAGATTAATTTCAGATCTTTTAATCGCGCTAAGAAACCCCTCCAAGATGGATCTAAACAGTTTAATAAGATCCCCTAATTCTATTCGGCCCTGGAGTAGCGTGTTTGATATTACCTATTCGTATTTAGTTTTGGCGGAAAAACTCTACTCTAAAAACGGATATAAATACGCACTCTCTTGGAACTTAGCCCCTAAGCTCGAAAATCACACGAGTTTCAAAAAGACAGGGTGGATCGTAAATTACATTCTGAAACAACAAGGAATTCCTCCTTATAAGTTCAGCGCCAAACGCTCCCCTCTCGAAGCTTTTAAATTGCAAATAGACTCCCTCTATACAGAGGAGATCCTTGGGACAAAACATATACTCTCCCTTAAAGAAACATTAAATCTCGTAATGGATTGGGAG